ATGCTAAAATTGAAACCGCGAGGCGGTCGTCCTGGGTATCGACGCCGGCCGTCAAAAGCAGACCGCCGGCCGGAACGGTCATCATGTCGTAAGGTTCGGCCCGGTTCCGAAGGTGAATCCATTCAACCTGGGTGCCGGCTTCCTCCCAAGGCTTGCCAAGGACCGTATTCGTCCAGGCTTTGAGCTTTTGAGCGTTTCCCTTTGCCCCGAGAAAATCCTCAACGACCGACCGCCAGTAATACCACCCCAAAGGACTGTAGAGCGCCGAGATTTGATAACCGCGTTTCTTCCGGTGCGGATATGTCGGTATCCACTTTCCGGCCTCCAGCATCGCTGGCTTTTCGCCTTCGTCGATCCGCCCATGACAAGCCCTGCATTGATACCAAACGTCAACGACCGCGCCGTATTCGTCCCTTTCGAATTTGATCCCGTATTCATGATCCGGACCACCGAATTCAAGGGGTTGAAACTCGCCGCAATGCGGGCAGGGTACGTGATAATAGCGTTGGTCCGAAACCTTGAATTCGTTGGCAATGGGAGAGATTCCGACAACGGTCGGCGTCGATATGATGAAAGCCTTTTTCCGGTTCCCATAAGAGTCGGCGCGTTTCTTCGCCAGGGCCACCGGATCGCCTTCGCCGCCGATGTCCGGTTCAAAGCCGTCAATATCATCGAGGATCAGAAAGCGGACCGATTTTGCCCGGTATCCGGCCGGGGAATTCGAACCGCCGAGAAAGAGAATCCCGCCGGGGAAAGACTTCGACGTTAGGGTATTTGCCGAGTCCCGCGCCTTGTTTTCCCGGACTTTGCCCCGGAGTTTCGGCGTTTCCCGGATCGCCGGGGAGAGTTTTTGCCGGGAATGATCGCGGGCAAGCTCCTGAGTCGGTAAGATCATGAGCGCCGGTCCCGGTGCCGCGTCGATGATATAGCCTACGAAGTTGTTAGCCGCCTCCGTCAATCCAAGCTGAGTTGCCTTCATAACGACCACTTCTTGAACCGGAGACGTTACCGAAAGAGCGTCCATTATCTCTCGGAGATACGGCGTCCGGGAGCTTCGGTATTTGCCGGGTTCGGCAGAGGAAACCTTTTGCAAGTATCGAAATTCATCCGCCCATTCGGAAACGGAAAACTCCGGATCGAGCTTGAACCCCGCTATAAAGGCGTCTCGAACGAGTTTTTCAGCGGCTTGCATTGAGCCTCTTTATCATGTCGTCAACGGCCGTCCGGATCTCGGCCGTTAGGATTTTCGATACCTCGTTTTCGTCGGCCTCCGCCGCCAATATCGCCGCCGTCCGCGCCGGCAGATTCAAAAGAGCATCCCGGCAAGTTCGAACCGCCTGAAAGATCTCCTCCCGGACCGCATCCTTCGGCACATACCGGGCCTTTGTCGCCTCCAGTTCAAGCCGGAGCTTCTCGGCCTTGTATTGCTCCACAAGGGCGCGGGATTCTGTGTAGGTCGGTCCGCCGCCGTTTCCGTTTCCGTTGCCGCCGGGTTCCGGTTTCTGCTTCCCGCTGCCGGCCTTCCTGGAGGCCTTCGGCCGCTTTGTTTTGCCGGCGGGCTTCGCCTTCCCCGGCTTTTTCCCGGTCTTTTTCCGATAGGCAGGGTCAAGGGAAGCATCGAGGATCGCGTCCGCTTTGTCGGCGTCTACGAGGGGATGCTTCCGGCCCTTCTCCTCGATCAGAGCGTCATCGAGGATTCCGGATCGTCGCCACTTGGAAACCATCGCGCGGGAGACGCCTCGGTGCTTTGCATACTGAGCGAAAGTTAACCGCATATCCTCTTGCTTTTGTTAACCGCTGTTTGTTAACCGCGTTTCCGAGTCAAAATCTGGCCGTTTCTCGCGCGCTTGCCGCTCCGCTGGCTGTTGGGGCCGTCTGGAGGACCCGCCGCCCCAATGATTTCAGCAACTTACGACACTTCCGCCTTATGTTTCAAAGCCTCCCCGCCTTCAGCCTTCGATGCTTCCGCGTCTTCGGTCCGGTCGCCGTCGCCTCCACCGTCGAAAGCCTCCGGCCTCAATGCCCGCTCGATGATCCGCCGAAGCCGTTCTACAGCCTTGTCATGCTCGGCCTGAAAATAGATGCCTGTAATTTTTCCGGTATCCTCATCGACGTAAATCAATGCCGTTCCCATTTTCCGGGTTCCTTTCCCCCCGCCGACCGGGTAAAGCTCGCGGATCGGTCGGCGGGGTTTGAGTTGAAAAGAACCCTCCCTCAAAAGTCAAAACGCCTGTTGCTTGGGCGGTCCCTGTTCCGGATTTTCGAAACGAGTGAACCGGTCATTCCAAAAAAGTCTAATCGTACCGCGCGGGCCGTTCCGGTGTTTGGCGACGTTGATCTCTGCAATCCCTGGTTGCTCGTTTCCTTGCGCGTCTTTCTCCCCGTATTGCTCCGGTCGATAAAGAAAGAGAATCAAGTCCGCGTCCTGTTCGATAGCGCCGGAATCCCGGAGATCAGATAGTTGAGGTCGTTTGTATGGGTTCGGCCGCTCCTCACACTTTCGGTTGAGTTGGGAAAGCAAAACGACGGGTAGCTTTAAATCCTTGGCAAGGGCTTTCAGGCCGCGCGTTATCGACTCAATCTCATAATTCCGACCTTGCCCCCGGTCGCCGCGTAGGTATTGCAGATAGTCGATAAAAACGGCCCTTATGCCGTGTTTCCGCTTTGCCCGCCTGGAGCGCCGGCAAATCTCCAAGTAAGAAAGAGAGCTTGAATCATCCAGGTAAAGCGGCCAGCTCCCGAATCGGTCAAGGGTCTCGACGATTGAAACCCAATCGTCTTTTCCGAACCGCCGGCGGAATTTCATGCCATTGATTCCGGCTTCGGCTGAAACAAGCCTGTCGAAAACTTGATCCCTGCTCATTTCAAGGGAAAACATCAAAGCGGGGATCTTTTCCCGTACGAGGTTTGCCTGAATGTTGAGGGCAATGGCTGTCTTGCCCATTGAGGGCCGCGCCGCGATAATTATGAGATACGAATCCTGCAGGCCGCTGAGAATCTTATCGAGAGCCGTGAATCCCGTCGGCAATCCGGTAAACGAGTCCGCTGCAAGCTGTTGCTGCCGTTCATAGCGGTCGATCTGTTCGTCTGAAAGTTCAGACAGCGCAATAGCTTCACAATCCACGCTTTCTGATCCGATCCGGAGAATCTCGGATTGAAACCGGTCAAGTATTTCATGAGATTCGATCCCCGTTCCGGCCGCACTTTCGATAATCTGTTGACCGATTCTGATTAAATCGCGCCGGATTGCCTTCTCCCGAAGGATCGCGCATTTTTCAACAAATCCTACGGCCAAGGGCACATCGTTGAGAAGTCGGGCAAGATAAGAGGCCCCGCCGACCTCTTCGAGTTTTCCTTGATCGCGTAAATGGTTTGTAACCGTAACAAGGTCGATGGTCTTTTTTTGAGAAGCAAGATTGTTTATGGCATTGAAAATTGTTCTGTGGGCCGTTTTATAAAAATAGCTTCCGCGACAGCGGTCTATTTCGTCTACGTCGCCGAAAATGAGCCTGGATAGGACTTCCTCCTCGACGTCAATCGCTTGGGGCGGTAAAAAATTCATTGGAGAAGCTCCTCGATCTGATCGTCATTCAAACAACTTGGCGCGGGCGGATCGTAGGTCTTAGGCTTCGGTTTGTTGTTCCGGATAATGCCATGAAGATATTTTTCGTCCTTTCCCTCGGACGCATAGTCTTTTTCCAAGTAAGTCCTGATTCCGGCCTCCACCTGATCCACCGAAAACCGCGCCCATTTTTCGAGCTGCGCCAGGAGAACCGAGTCCGCCACTTTCCCGGACTTCCGGGTTGAGCGGATCGCCTCGAACGCCTTGTCGATCAAATTTTGATCCGGATACCTGGAGCGGAGGGTTGAAAATTTTTCAGAAAAATCCTCCGGGGGTGTTTTTAATTCTTTAACTTCTTTAGGTGTGGTTGGCTGCTGGTTGGCTTTCGGTTGCTCTGCTGGTTGCTCTGCTGGTTGTGGTAGCTGATATTTATCGTAATTTAAGACGGTTGCGATACTATACCTGTTGGTTGTTTCGATGGTTAAAAATTCGATCTTTTTCATGAGTTCAAGCCTGGAGCGGATTTGCTGGCGGCCAACACCGAAAAATTTTGCCAGCGCATGAGTACCGAATAGGTGTTGACCGCGTTTCACATGAACAAGACCGACGCCTTTTATATACGCCTCTCCGTCCTTCCAGTTGGCGTGATCTATGAAATAGTCCATGAGCGCCCATAGCAGGAGATCCCGATGGTAGCCTTTAGCCCATCGCTTCCGGTGCCGTCTCGTGTGGCCTCGATAGGACAAGGAGCGCCCCCCGCCGATCAACCTTCAGGATTAATGCGGCAGGATTCGAGATACTTTTCGAGATCAGACGGCAGATAGAGAACGCGCTTGCCGACCTTCAGGTACGGCGGGCCGACGCGCCGCCATCTCATATTCTGGAGAGTTTTGACGGCCAGTCCCAAACGCTCGGCCGCGATTTTTTCCGGCAATGGAAGTTCTTTGGTTTTTCCGTTAGGCATGAGTTTACCCTCCCGATAGCTGGCGAAAGTATCGCCCGTTAAAAAATTGTTAATTTCAACTTGCGGGAAGGGTAGGGCAGAAAAAAAGGCCACGTCTGCAAACTTAATTGACAGGCTTTTTAACCGTAGAGGGAAGGTGCTTTATTTATTGGAATTATCGGAGGGGAGAATTTTTTGTAAATGGTGATATGGTCGGCCTTTGGCCTTTTTCCTCGCGATAAGGTCCCTTTTTGCTCTTTTCAAAAGCTCATAACAAGCGCCAGAAGTGCCGACTACATTATGGCGGCCATGTAATAGCTCGATAGCCTCCCACTTGCCGAGAGGCTTGGAAACCTTCGGAGCGTCTGGATTGTCCGCCGCCGATATGATTGATAATAAATCGGTTGACGATAATTCGGCCCTGCTTTTTTTGAATATCGAAAAATCAACTGACCCGTTTATCAAAACGATGTATTCATAAAGCATAGAAAGTTTATCATATTCGGTATTTCTTCCAGGGCCTTTTCTCAACCCTAATTCCTGCAAGGATTTGTTGCGGGAAACGTCTTTGCGTCCTGAATTTTTGTAAGCCCTTGCCGCCCCCTGGTATCTTCTTAACTTTTCGTCAGATTCCGAATACTCAACAAGATACTCTAAACATTTTTCGATATTTTGCAGTTCTCCTATCGTCAAGGTGAGCTTTACGGGTGTTTCAAAAAGGTCTGGATTCCGGCCCTTAGATCGAATCTTTTCAATGTAATCTTTTACCTTCGTTTTTTTCTTGCCGTCGATCACTTCGGCATTTTGAAGGCTTTCTATTGCTGCATCCGTAGCGATTTCCATAGAAACGCCGCCGCGCCGATGAAAATCAATTTCCGTTTGCTCCGGTGATTTCCCGTAAAGATTCCGGATCAAAACTTTCCGGAGATTGAGCCTTTCATCTTCTGACATACCCTCAAAATCAATGCCGTCTAAAAAGGCTTCCCGAAGGTCCGCGCCGTGCAT